TCGTGTATGAGTTTAGTGTTTTCCATAAACTACCCGGGCTACATCCCTGTCCCAACATTGCCTGCAGCTGCCACACTTACCGCCCTGAGAAGGTGCCGGACAGGTCGCGCTCTTCGTCGATACGCCCGAGGTGTACGGCCAGCTCTTGACTGGTGTCTTCTGGTCTATCATATGGTCGGAGATTATAATTTTTAAATTTGTTGGTACTATGGCAGGATCCATGAGACTGGTGTACTTCACTTCCCGGGTTGGCAGCCAGTGCTTGGTGCTTGGTGTTTGTTTACAGACTTCGAATATGTTCTTGAGATGCTGGACACTCTGAAGGTCCCCGGCGTCGTGCCATCTAAAATATTTTTGTCTCTTGATTTGTGCAACCATGGCGGGAATCCATTGTGGGTTATACAGTGACTGGAGCCTGTAGTACTGAGCAGCCTTAATGGCAGGATACCGGGTATAGTTGCCCTTCAGGGCATAGCATCCAGAACAGACGGAGCCCTTAACAGTCCGGAGCTTGGAGCCTACTTGGCATTCCCATGCAGGTAGACTGTAAGACAGGCCAGGCATCTTACTGGTTCTGGTCATCGATCCGGTTATCTTGACTGCCTCTCTAACTTTCATAATTTTGTTTTATCATTTAAATGTGGCGGAAGCTTGACGCTTGGACCTTGTTTCGTGGAGCTCAGGCGCTTGAAGCTTTTGACCATTGATCCAGATCCGGGGACCAAAGCGCTCCCAGTTATTGCTCATGATCTTGAGCTCAGCTGCGATGGTCAGCAGCTGGCCCGGAGATGCATGACTAACTTCTATTGTGTATTTTTTAGTCATCAAGCTTTTTCAATTTCCTGTATACTAATAACAGCATCTTGAAGTCCTTCATTAACATCTGTTTAACCTCTTCAGCTAATGCAGGTTGAGACTTTTTTAGATTTTTTTCTAATAGTTTTTTTAACGTTTTATCTTTCATAATTTCATCCTACATTATCCTTCAGGTCCTGTCAAGCCTGCTTGTTGCTTGTTGCTTGTAGCTTTGGCCAAGTACGCTGAAGCCCGACAGTAATTGTTTACCGATGCATCAGGGCTTAAGAGTAATTAACTCTGTACTTGACCCCAGATCCAACGCGGTCAGGCTTTGCCATTATAACGCGTGTTGCCCGAATTGGATCAGGGCTCAAGTTTGGCCAAGCGCCAAAACTGATTTGCGCTATGGTTCCCAGTTGCTTGACCCCAGATCCCGTTCGATGCTAGCACGCTCAAGGCAACGGGATCTGGGCTCAAGGGCGTCTTTCATAAATTCAATAAATTGATTTATCACCAGACGCCTGTGGCCTTTGCTTATCATCAGCAGGGCGTCCCCGCATATCGTCAGCAAATTCTATTTAATATTATTCCTCTTTCTCCATTGCTCTTCTTTCCATAATCGATTTTGAAAGTCTATTGCCTCGTCTGTGCCTTTAATACCAAAATAAGCAATTAGAATAAATGCAATTAAACCTCCTAAAATAATAACTCTTAATTCTATGGGGGAAGCCCAAAATATCTCGAATATCTCTACCATAACCACACTATAATAAGTATAGAAACAGCAATCAATCCAAGATTTGCATACCATAACCATTTTGGCCATGGGCTAAATTCACCATCTAAAACATTAACAATGTATTTCCACATATTTCCTCTTTCTAGCCACAATCAATGCAAGCCCCTATTACCTGTCCAGACCATTCGTCTGGTTTAGGGCTACAGCCACAAATTGTGCATTCTGTATAAGTGTTATTGTTCATATATTATCTTATATAATACACTTGACTTTAAATGTCAAGTAGTTTATAACTTTATTTTTAACAGAAAGGACAACATGGCTAGAATAAGACTAAACCAAGAGTACAGAAATAAAATCGCAAATCGTATGCGAGTACACTTGGAACAAGAAAACACGCAAGAGAAAGAGGCATATCTACAAGCAAGGGAAGAAATGAAACCTTTGCAAGATATTACTTGGAAACTTGCGAAAGAAATAGTGAGCCGACACTATACACCTGAAGATATTAAAATGGCATATCATCTACAAAATAAGTTTGAAAATGTGGACACTATTGCGAAAGATAGTTGTTTCCATTTTGGTTATATGGGTGAGGTAGAGGATAGAGATCAAAACGACAAACCAATAATGAAAGAGAAATATATTGAAAGTCATTTTGATTTTCGTCTAAATGGAAATATTAATGGTGAGGAACATTCCAAGTCGCAAGATTTTGGCTATGCTTATTTTAGAGATGAACTAAAAGGGCGAGAGGGTTGTAATCCAGATATTAATATTGAGATGAAAGACAAGGAAAGAAATCCACACCAAACAAAGTTTTGTGATGCTAATGATAAGTATCTTGGAACTAATGGCGGTAGTGATAATCAAACTTCCTATGCAAGAGAGTGGAATAATGATTATGTTTTAGATTTAATCGGTAGAGAATATTGCCGAGATAGGTCTATTGCTTGTACTAAAGATGAGTATCAAACTCTAATGTTCTGGCAAGCTAAAAAAGGACATTTAATTACTTGCCACGAAAAATGGATTGAGAGTGTTTTAAATCAAATGAAAGAAATTAAACTTGGTTTAAAAGGTTATAGATATTTAGACGAGGCTTTAGAATTATCTACTGAACTTGGTTTGGATATTAATGACGCTGAAATAATTAGAACCAACTCAACGGGTTTAGTTATTTACAATCCTAAAAATCTTGCTGATAGAGTTAAAGCTATGAAGAATAAAAACATATCAAGAAAGGATAAAATAGCGGCTAGGTTAAAATATAACCAAGAGCAACAAGCATAATAATAAGACTTGACAATGTATGGGATTTAACATATAATCCCATACATAACAGAAAGAGGACACATGAAAGACCAAACAACAGATAAACTATTAGACGTAATTAATGATCTAATCGTTTTAATTAAAAAAAATACAGACAATATAAATAAACTTGCCCACGAAGTTGCAAAATTGAAAGGGGATAAAAATGAAATCTCTTTTTAAAGATGGCACAATGTTTATGATAACTTACACTCCTCAAACTATTGGCGGTGAAGTTAACAAGGACAAAAGGCACATTACTAGACGTGGCAAATGGGATATGAAATGTAAGTTTAATGAAAGCTACATTTTATACTTTGATAGAGATAGAGGTAATTATAGATATGCAAGTAATAAACTTGCGCCTATTCATATTTCTGTCGGATTAAATAAAGAAGAAATGAAAGCGATAAACTAATGACTAAAAGAAATCTAGAGGTTATGAATCCATATTCTGGACAAATTGAAATGCTCAATAATGAAGAAGCAAAGCTTTATTATGAGATAAAAAATGCAGAAGCAAAAGAGGATTATGACACAATGCAAAAGGGGTTAGATAAGTTTAGTAGGTTAAATCCTAAAGCTTATATGACTTTGTTAGACTAATGAAATATTGCCAAGGCACAATGTGTCATACTTATAAAACTAAAGATAGAATAAGAGGACAGAAAGGCGACAAGCATTATGAAACTCGCAAGAACAGTAGAGGTTTTTATAATGATGAGTTCTGTTCTAATATGTGTCGAGATGATTGGTTCAATAAGTTTGGCAAACGAGCCATTGACCATTTTGGCAGAACACACGAGCCTAAAAGAACTGATTGTGATAATGCTTGGTATAAGGATAGAGATTGGCGTAATGATAGATTTTATTATGTCAATGATCTACTAGGTCAACGCATACCCATCACAGAAGAACAATACGACAATTCCAATTTAACTCGACCGAGTTAAGTCCTCAAGAGCCAAGCGACTAGCGTCGCTTGGCTTGTCGCTGGTATCCATTATTATAAGCTTGAGATTTATATTCATTATTATTGATAGAGGTACCAAGTCCATTCCTAAAAAAGTTAAAACATCTAAACCTAAAACACTTTATTTAAAAAGGGGTCCCACTCCTTTAGACTAAGATCCTTGATTTAGACAGTCAATGCTGGTAAATACTTTATGGGTCCCATAATATAAAAAATTATGCAAAAAAATTTAACATTAAAAGAAATAGTAGAAAAAATAGAGAAGTTACCTCCCGAACTTAGACGTAAAGCCAAGAAGAAGCTTCTTGAGCTTAGTCGCAAGCGGGTATTGACCGAGATACAAGGAGATTTCTTAACGTTTGTTAAACACATGTGGCCAGATTTTATAGAGGGGTCCCATCACAAAGTTATTGCAAAAAAATTTAATGATCTGGCAGCAGGAAAAATAAAACGTTTAATCATTAACATGCCACCCCGGCATACTAAATCTGAATTTGCTTCCTATCTCTTGCCTGCTTGGATGATTGGAAAAAATCCAAAATTAAAAATTATTCAAGCCACCCATACCGCTGAACTGGCGGTACGGTTTGGTCGTAAGGCTAAACACTTAATGGATACAGAAGAATATAAAAAAGTTTTTGTAACTCGACTCATGGAAGATTCGAAAGCCGCTGGTCGCTGGGAGACTGATCAGGGAGGCGAGTATTTTGCCGTTGGAGTCGAAGGCGCGGTGACGGGAAGAGGAGCGGATCTTCTCATCATTGATGACCCGCATTCTGAGCAAGATGCCATGTCTAAGACCGCGATGGAACGAGCGTATGAATGGTATACCGCGGGACCTAGGCAACGTCTTCAACCGGGAGGAAGAATTGTCCTGGTTATGACAAGATGGAACACACGAGATCTAACGGGTATTTTACAAAATGCACAAAAAGAACCAAAGGCCGATCAGTGGGAGGTCGTTGAGTTCCCTGCCATCTTACCATCCGGTAAACCCGTGTGGCCAGAGTATTGGGACTTGGAACAATTGTTAG